GCCATTGTGAGGAGCCCTGGCGGGCCCACCCAAAAAAAAACATTATGGGGAGTCCTGGCGGGCCCACCCAAAAAAAACAATTATGAGGAGCCCGGGCGGGCCCACCCAAAAAAAAATAAAAATTTTTCTAGTTGTAGTTGCACACGACCTTTTTAAGCATGTGCAAATACAACCGACTTTGTGTTGTAGGTCGACTCTTTAATGACATACACAAAATTCGTAAATTCTGTATGTTGTCTGGGGGTACATCACGCTGATAGCAACACCCCAGACTAACTTTCATTTAGTATTAAGTTTTTATAAATAATAACATAATATCTTATATAATCCCTTTACAAATAAATTCAATAGTATAAATTAATTTTTATGCAAATAAATAAAAACAATCAACCGAAAGGAAACATGAGTAGAATACGATTAAATTCCGAGTATCGTAATAAGATTGCTAATAGAATGAGAGTACATTTAGAGCAAGAAGATACACAGGAAAAGAAAAAGTATGACGAACTGAAAGCAAATCAAATTCAGATAAATGATGACGCATGGAAAGTGGCAGAAAAAATTGTGCGAAAACATTATACTGAAGATGATGTTGAAAAAGCATACTACTTACAAAATAAGTTTGAAAATGTAAGTACGATTGCAAAAGATAGTTGTTTTCATTTTCACTATATGGGTAAAAAAGAAACTAGAGATTATGACAACAATTTAAAAATTGAAGATGCACAAATTGAAAAGCATTTTGATTTTAAATTAAATGGCGATTTTGATACTGATAGCAATTCGTCTTATCATAGTGATAATCAATATGGTTATGCTTTGTTTCGTGATGAGTTAAAAGCACAGGAAGATTGCAACCCAGATATTTTGATTGAACAGGAGGGAAAAGATAACAACCCTCACAAAACAAAATATTGTGATAACAATAATAAATATCTTGGCGACAAAGATAGTGGCTATGGCAAACAATGGAATGAGAAATATCAATTAGATTTAATTGGTAGAGATTATTGTAGAGATAGGTCTATTGCTTGTAATGAACAAGAGTTTAACTTTTTAATTTCTTGGAAACAGGCAAAAGGTCAATTTGTTATTGCACACCAAAAATGGATACAATCTGTTTTAGACCAAATGAAAGAAATTAAAGTTGGTCTTAAAGGTTATAAATATTTAGACGAGGCATTGGAACTTTGTACTGAACTTGGTCTTAATATTACTGACGCAGAAATAATTAGAACTAATAGTACAGGGCTAGTTATTTATAATCCTAAAAATCTTGCCGAAAGAATTAAAGGCATGAAAAACAAAAACGTAGATAGAAAAGCCAAAATTGAGGCAAGACTATTATACGAAAAACAACAACAAGAAAGTCTAAATTAGACTATTGCTTTCTGGGATATTTTAATATAATATCCCAGAATACTAACTAACATAGAAAGGTATAAAATGAACGCAACGCAAGACGCAAGTAATAAAGCACAAAACGATATTAATAGACAATTAATATCTTACAACGAAAAACAAAACGATTTAATATTCTCATTAAGAAAGAGATTATTTGATTTAGAAAAAACGCAAAAAAGAGATTGTATTTTTTTACTGGGTATGAACTTTTTAATTTGTACTGCATGTATTTTAATTGCAATAGAGTTTGGAGGTTTGACATGGTAAATGGCGAAACTTTCCAAATATCTTACTATGCTAAAAAGCATGGTAAGTTTATTACTAGAAATGGTAAATGGAATGACAAGTGTAAATATTGGTTTTCCAAATCTATGAAACCTCTAATAACTTATTTTGATGTTGACGCAGATAATTATAGAACTGCGTCTGGTAGTTATTGGATTAAGAGAGGGGGAACTCATAATGATAGCTAATACAAAAATGCCAAGTGGTTTTACTTTTCAACAAGAACTTTTACTTATGGCATTAAAAAGACAGGCTGTAAGTGGAATGCTTATGACAAATCCTAGAGTGACAGGGTTTTCTAGTTTTGCAAAAGCTGTTCTTAATTTCATAGATGACAAGAAAGCACCTAAGACTTGTAAAAATTTATACAATTATTTAGTGGCTAAAGGTTATTATGAGAAGTTAGGAGGAACTAATGGCAACGCATAATTGGTGTCATAATCCAGATTGTCATACGATTAAAACGCAATCAAGGGTTCGTGGTTCTGGCGACAATAAAGTTTTAAGAACTGTTAAAATAAATGTTAATAGTAGTTATATGGAAAATAGCATTTTCCAATATTTCTGTAATAATAATTGTTTGTTTGCGTTCTTAAATAAGTTTAGGAATGAAGTTGCTAACATAAGACCAGTTAAACAACCGAGTGAAACACCTATCAAAGTAGTAAAAGAAAAGTATGAAAGTAGTAGGTATAATTGGAATAGTGGTACACCAGAAAGAGTACCATACATGGCAACAAGAACCACAATACAGGAGGGCGACAATGACTAAAAAAAATAATGTTGATGTTGAGTTTGATAGTGATGTTGGTTATCCATATCATTTACAACCAGACATAATTAAGATGGCATTGTTTATTCACAATGCAGAAGATGAACAGGAAAAAATAAACCGAGTTGAGTTTGGTGTTAATAAGTTTGATTATAAATTTATGGCACACGTAATGGCAATGTTAATGTTGCCTTATCTTATGGATAAGAACATGGACTCAAACGAGTTTAAAGATTGGGTAAGCATGAGAGAGAGGAAGATGAACTAACCCAGAATATCCCATAGGGTATGCAAGAACAGCATTGCAGTTTTTGCATACCCCTAAAATTTTATTATGAGGAGACCGGGCGGGCCCACCCATAGAGGTACCAGGCCCAGGCAACACTACAATCGCAAAGCAAAGACCCCACACCCCCTAAAATAAAAAGGGATCCTAAGTTGTCACTAAAGTTGAAGATTTAGACGATTATGCTATAAGTTTTGAAAACATATTGAAGATATGCCAAACGAAAAAATTTTAGAAAAAAAATATGAGGGTTTGACCCCAGAAGAAAGCGCTAAACTACTTGAACTTGAACGAAGCGTAGCATTGGATGAGGCCCGACCAAATATTACAAAAAATTTTTTAAGTTTTGTTAAGTATGTGTGGCCCGAATTTATAGAGGGGTCCCACCACAAAATTATTAATAAAAAATTTAATGACCTCGCTACGGGGAAAATTAAAAGACTGATCATTAACATGCCGCCTAGACATACTAAGTCGGAGTTTGCTTCATACTTACTCCCGGCATGGATGATTGGTAAGAATCCAAAATTAAAAATAATCCAAGCAACACACACAGCAGATCTTGCAATTGACTTTGGTCGTAAAACTAAAAATTTAGTGGATGAATCAAAGTACAGAGAATTGTTTGACACAAGACTACAAGAAGATAGTCAGGCAGCAGGGAAATGGAAAACTGAACAAGGCGGTGAATACTTTGCAGCCGGTGTTGGTGGAGCAATTACAGGTCGTGGTGCTGATCTATTAATCATTGATGACCCACACAAAGAACAAGACGTGCGTGCAGATGGTAAAGCTTTTGAGAAAGCAATGAACTGGTACACAGCTGGTCCACGTCAGCGTTTGCAACCTGGTGGAGCTATTGTAATTGTAATGACTCGTTGGTCTACTAAAGACATAACTGGTCAATTATTAAAAGCACAATCTGAGGAAGGATCTGATCAGTGGGAGGTTGTTGAATTACCAGCCCTGCTCCCTGATGGAAAACCCGTGTGGCCTGAATACTGGACAAGCCAAGAATTACTTAAGACCAAAGCGTCTATACCAGTTAGTAACTGGCTAGCACAATATATGCAGATGCCAACGGCAGAAGAAGGAGCTATCTTAAAACGAGAATGGTGGAGAGACTGGACTGAAAAATATCCACCGCCATTAGATTATATAGTGCAATCATACGATACAGCGTTTACTAAAAAAACAACAGCTGACTTTTCAGCTATAACCACGTGGGGAGTCTTTACGACCGAGGACCAGGGACAAAGCATAATCTTACTTAACGCGTTTAAAGATAGATATGACTTTCCAGAACTACGTAGAGTAGCTTTAGAGGAGTATCAAGACTGGCGTCCTGACATGGTAATTATTGAAGCAAAAGCCACAGGATTACCTCTGACTCATGAGTTAAGACAAATGGATATACCGGTTATTAACTTTACACCATCAAAAGGAAATGATAAACATACAAGATTAAACTCCGTAGCTCCGCTCTTTGAGAGTGGAAAAATATGGGCGCCTATGCACGAGCATTTTGCACAAGAGGTCGTTGAAGAATGTGCCTCTTTCCCATTTGGAGAATATGATGACTATGTGGATAGTACGACACAAGCCATTATGAGAATTAGACAGGGTGGATTAATCAGACACCCAGAGGATTACAAAGATGATCCAATCGTACGGGGACATGTAAAGTATTATGGCTAAAAAAGAACTAGTAGAAAACATTGTAAAATTATATTCCAAACTAGGTGGAAATATGAACGATGTCCTTGGTTCCCGATCCAATGTTACTTTTCTAGGTACCGGTAAGAATCCAGAGCCATTCGTTGAGATGGACATTAACATGGAAGCTGTAGGAGCATTAGGTAAATCAAAAATACTAGAAGAATTAAAAAGTCCACTAGGTTATTTAACTGCCGACAAACTAAACGATATTCAAGCAACTAAGCTTTACAATAATATGTTAAAGCTAGAAGAATTTTATTACCCTAAACAAGTCGCAAATATCACGGACATGGCAACAGGGACCAGGAACCTGGACCAAGAAGGTTTAGCATCACTTAGATTGATGGCAGATGATTTTGGATATGTTGCTCCAGAGGAAGCAGCTAAGTTAAAAGAATTAAAACCAATAGATGAACTTCAAAATTATACAAAGAGTGAAGGAGACATAATTCAAGATCTTGTAGATAGAAAATTTGGTAAAGGGTATTTCGATACTGTAGACGATCTACCGCCTCCAGGTTCACGTGGCGGACCCGATGATATTGCAGCACCAATTCAATCAGCTGAAGAAACAATTAAACAACTTAGAATACAAGATCCTGATCTAGCTGACCAAGTTAAAAAAATGATGGATAAAGGTATTATGTCTACTGTTACTAACAGAGGTGACATACCAGCTAAACGTTCATCAGCTAGAGAATTTTTATTAGAAGCATTAAAAAAAGATGAATACGATGTAGGAACAGCTGCATTCGGTAAAACAAATTTAAATAATGTTATATCAGCAGAAGATGTAAAATTTATCACCGAAGGTGGTGGTGGAATTGGTGGAGATCCAATTGTATTAGTTGAAAAATACTTTGGTCCAAGAATTGCAGAAATGATTCCATCAGGTGCAACAGGTGATGATATTGTAAAATTTACAAATAGAGTTTTAGAAAACGTAACAGACGCTGCAGGATTAAGACCGGACAATCCAAGGTTTGATAGAATGACTGCAAAATTTATAGATGAGTTAGCAGACGGTGGTCGAGCTGGTTTTAGATTTGGCAAATCAGCAGGTAAAGCTTTCGGTCTTATGAAAAAAGCAAAAGCTATTGAAAAATCTGTCGATGCAGGAGAAAAAATGGGATACCAAGCACTACGTGAATATGGTTTAGAGGCAGAAGATATTACAAGATTATTTAGAGAACTTGCAATGGATAGAACTATGGTAGGTCCGGAGAAAACAGCATACTTTAAAATGCTAAATCAAGTTTTAAAAAATCCAGCTAAGTTTCCTGACGGAATATTAGAGATTAAGAAAAGACTAGGTTTAGATTATGCAGATGGTGGTCGAGCCGGTTTTAAATTAGGTAAAAGCGTATTTTCAGGTATTGCAAATATGTTTAAAAGAGGTGCTGATGATGTGGATCTTGTTAAGCAAGAAGAAACATTTAGAACAGGACCAATTACTGAAAAATTTTTAGGAGACGTTGATAAAAAAGTTATTGAGAAATTTATTAGAACAAGAGATACATCAGGTCCAGGAAGCTATGGTATGTATGATAACATTGCTGAGATGCCGCAAGGATTACAAGCTGCAGAATTTATAAATAAAATTAGAATTCCTGGTAAAAATCAAATCGATTATGAACGAGCAGAAATGTTTATTGGTGGTGGTGTAAAATTAACTGGAAAAGAAACAGTTGATGAATTAATTGAAATGTTTTTAAATTCTATGAAGTCGTATAAATCACCTTTCAAAGCAGCAAAAGGCGGACTAGCTAAGATCCTGGAGGTCTAATGGCTCAAGCTCCATTTTTAAGCACTCAAAAAGAATTTAAAGGAAAATACATTGTAAGAGATTTATTTACTAAAAACTATAAATCTACGGGAGATGATTTATTTTCTAGAACGCTGACATCTAACAATGGTAGAAATGGTATCTTTGACACAATGGACGAAGCATTAGACGCTATTGCAGAAAGAAAATTAGAAACAGGTAGAGGACTTAGTTCAAAAGAAATAAATAGAAAATATAAAAAATATATTAAAGCCGAAGGTTTTAATAAGTGGGAGGAAGCAGATAAAAAAGCTAAATCAAGAATTAAACAAGCATATGCTAACGAAAAAAATCCTCGTGAAACAACATCTTTTTTTAAAAAAGAAGGATTGTCAAAAAGAATAAATGTTAAAACTAGAGAATTATTAGAAAAGAAAAAACCAATTAATCCAAGAACTGGATTACCCTACACTTTAGCTGAGTACACTGATTTAACGTCGGGTCAGAAACAAAAACTTTCACTACGAATGAAAGGGTTAAAAAGAAAAGACGTCAAGTATAAACCAAGACAAGGATACTATCCTGAAAAAGATGCCAACAGATTAATTAACTACATGAAGATTGCCGCGGAAAGGCAAGAAAAAGCAAACATACCATTAGAAGAAAGAACTTACACAACTGTGTTTGATAAAAATAATAAATTTGTTGGTGTAAACGATGTTCGAAAAAATCAATTATATACACATGTTGATTATAATTTAAGTAAATCTGGTGCTCTTGCAGGAAAAGTAATTACACAGCACCCTGACTATGCAGATATGCAAGGTTTCTTCAAAGTTGCAAAAAAATTTAAGTATGAATCTCCAGATAAGTTATTAGGTAGTTATTTTTCAAAATATGAAAGAGTTCCAACATATAATGAAATATATAATTTTTTTACTACAGATAGAAATGCTTCAATAAAAACTTTTAAAAATAATGCTTTAACTTTACAGCATCAAGAATTAATTTCTAAAGAACCTACTAAAAATTTTCAATTGTTAACACAGATAAAAAATACTCAGGCTGCAACTATTATGAATAGATTAAACAGAGGAGAAATTTCTTCTGCACTTGCTAATTATGAATTAAAAAAAATAGGAGCAAGACAAGAAGGTTTAGGTATAGCTCAAAAAAGTGTTACTCCGGGTAAAGGACTTGGTGTAGCAAAAAGAGAAACTGTAAAATTATTTAAAGACGCAGCTAAAGTAAATCCAAACATAGTTCAAGATTTAACAGAAAAATTAGGAATAAAGTTTATTAATGATGCAAAAGCTAACGCTAGAGCAGGTGGTGACATTTGTGAACTATCAATAATTAAAGGAAGAGCTAATGGCGGACCAGCATTAAAATGCGTAGATGCGGTTAATGATGCACTTGAAAAAGACCCTAAAAGATTAGCGCAAGAAATTAATAAATCTAATGCAGGCGGTGCATTTAATAAAATTAAAAACTCAGGAACTAAATTTTTAACAGCACTAAAAGAAAATCCAAATTTACTTAGAGGTGGCTTAGCAAGTAAGATTGCCCTGGGCCTTGGTACCGTAGCCGCAGGCGCTGGAGCTGGTGCGTTAGTAAAACAATTTAAAAATGATGATCCTAGTACATATCTAACTAACGATAGTCAGATGGAAGGAATGATTATCTCTGACGTAGAAGATAGAGGTGAGTATGTTGAAAATAATCTTTTATTAGATAATCAATTTAAAGTAGAACTTGCTGGAGCAGCAGGATTAACTGCACCGATTGCAAAAGGTGTTTATCAAAGAGCTAGAGGTGTTGGAGAAACTGGACCATTACCGGGAGGTAGAGGAAGAGTTATGTCTGCAATCGGTTTAAACAAAGGTGTACTTGGAAAAGGTTTATGGGCATTGGGTGCACCGATCGTAGCACTACCATCAGCAGCTGGTTATGTAGCACAAGATATTAGAGCAGGTAAAGATGCAGAAGAAATTGCAACGAACCCATTAAATTATTTAGGTGCAGCATTTATGAATCCTGGGGTTAAAGCTTTAGCAAAAGCCGGAGCATCAAGAGGACTATTAGGAATAGCGTCATTAGGTTTAGCAGGAACAGCTGCATTACCTGCATTGTCTATTGGTGCAGGACTAGCAACACTTGGAACACTTGGTTATCAAGGCTACAAATTATTTACTGGTAAAGATAGATCAGATGAGGATTTTTTTAAATAATGAAAAATAAAACACTTGTGATAAATATGCAACACGTCAAATGGAAGGAAATCCCTCCTTTGAAGGGACCCGACTCACAGGGGTTGAATGTTCCTACAAAACAAGCTACAACAATCAAGAACTCGGAGAATATAAATGGCAGATATAGACAAAGCCCTACCAAACGTAGAGACTGAAATTAAAGTACCAGGAGAAGAAGAAGTTTTAGAGATGGAAAAAGAAACCATCGACGAACAAGTTGGTCCTGATGATATTCAAGTAACACAAGAAGAAGATGGTGGCGCAACAATTAATTTTGATCCTGAAGCAGTTAATCAACCAGGAACAGAATCACACTTTGATAATTTAGCAGAACTATTACCAGAAGATGTTTTAGGTAAATTAGGTTCTGAACTTGCAGCAAACTACATGCAATATAAATCTTCTAGAAAAGCATGGGAAGATAGTTATACAAAAGGTTTAGATCTTTTAGGATTTAAATATGAAAATCCAACACAACCGTTTCAAGGAGCAAGTGGTGCAACTCACCCCGTGCTTGCTGAAGCAGTCACACAATTTCAAGCACAAGCTTACAAAGAATTATTACCGGCTACAGGTCCAGTACATACTCAAATAATTGGACTTGCAGATAGAGCCCGAGAAGAGCAATCAAACCGAGTTAAAGAATTCATGAACTATCAGCTCATGGATGTGATGAAGGAGTACGAACCCGAGTTCGATCAAATGCTTTTTTATCTCCCTCTTGCCGGCTCTGCGTTCAAGAAAGTTTATTACGATGAACTACTTGGCAGAGCCGTCTCAAAATTTGTACCAGCTGATGATTTAGTAGTACCGTATACTGCAACTTCTTTAGAAGATGCTGAAGCTGTTGTGCATGTAATTAAAATGTCAGAAAATGAATTAAGAAAAAAACAAATTTCTGGTTTTTACCAAGACATAGAATTAACACCAGGTTATAACGAAGAAACAGAAGTAGAGAAAAAAGAAAGAGAATTAGAAGGAATTAAAAAAACTAGAGATGAAGACATCTTTACTATTTTAGAAATTCATACCGACTTAGATTTAGAAGGTTTTGAAGATAAAGACTCAACAGGAGAGCCAACAGGAATTAAACTTCCATATATTGTAACTCTTGAAATGGGTAGCAGACAAATATTATCAATTAGAAGAAACTATCAAGCTAACGATCCACAAAAACTTAAAATAGAGTACTTTGTACATTTTAAATTTCTACCTGGATTAGGTTTTTATGGTTTTGGATTAATTCATATGATCGGTGGTTTGTCTAGAACGGCAACTACTGCACTAAGACAACTACTAGATGCGGGTACATTAAGTAATTTACCAGCAGGATTTAAACAACGAGGAATACGAGTAAGAGATGAAGCGCAGGCAATCCAACCTGGAGAATTCAGAGATGTGGATGCACCTGGAGGAAGTATCAAGGATGCATTTATGCCATTACCATTTAAAGAACCCTCACCAACTTTATTACAGTTGATGGGTATTGTGGTACAGGCAGGGCAACGATTTGCCGCCATAGCTGACATGCAGGTCGGTGACGGCAACCAACAAGCAGCGGTTGGTACGACCATAGCTCTCTTAGAACGTGGTTCCAGAGTCATGTCAGCCATACATAAAAGATTGTATGTGGCGATGAAGTGTGAATTTAAATTATTGGCAGGAGTTTTTAAAACTTACATGCCTGCAGAGTATCCTTATGATGTAGTCGGAGGACAAAGAAATATAAAACAGACAGATTTTGATGATAAAGTAGATATTATACCTGTTGCAGACCCAAATATTTTTTCTCAATCACAAAGAATTAGTTTAGCACAAACAGAATTACAACTTGCAATGTCAAATCCGCAAATGCATAACTTGTATGAAGCATTTCATGCAATGTATTCAGCAATCGGAGTAAAAAATATTGATAAAATACTTCCACCACCGCAACAACCACAACCAATGGACCCTGCAAGTGAAAATATTCTTGCAATGAGTGGAAAACCATTCCAAGCTTTTAAAGGACAAGACCATCAAGCCCATATTACAACCCATTTAAACTTTATGGCGACTAATATTGCTCGAAATAACCCTATTGTAATGGCTGCATTAGAAAAAAACATTTTTGAACACATTTCTTTGATGGCACAAGAGCAATTAGAGGTAGAATTTAGAGAAGAAATTGCAAAATTAATGCAATTGCAACAAGCAATGCAACAAAATCCTATGTTGCAGCAAGATCCACAGATTCAACAACAAATGACGTCAATGTCGATGAGTTTAGAGTCTAGAAAAGCTAAATTAATTGCAGAAATGACTGAAGAATTTAAAAATGAAGAAAATAAAATTATGGGTGAGTATAATGGAGACCCAATTGCTAAATTAAAAGCAAGAGAACTTGATTTAAAAGCTATGGATGATTCTGCTAAACGTGATCAGGCCCAAGAAAAGATTAATTTAGACAGATCTAAACAATTAATGGGTCAACAGCAATTTGATGAAAAATTAGATCAAAATCAAGAGTTAGCTGAATTAAGAGCTGATACGTCATTAACTAAACAAATGATGTCTCAGGAAGCTAAAATGATGAATGATATGATGAAACAAACAGATGTTAGGATCTTGAAAGGTCCTAAAAGATAGTATAAGAAACTAATAGGAGAAAACTATGAAAAAACAAAAAACATTCTTTACAAAAAACAATCCAAATTACGTTGGAGAAGTTGTATCTGATACACCAAAAGCAGATGCTAATAATACTCTTTCTGTTAATGCGGATGGTTATGCAAAAGAAGTTGAAGTTAAAATTCCTCTAGGTCAACCAACTGTAAACAAAGTTGGTGGTCAAAGAAGAATGTTAGCTTCTAAAAAGTCTTCAGTTAAGTGGTACTAGTATGTGGTTTAGTGCTATTAAATTAGCTCTTAACGCTGGGACCCACATTTACAAGAAGCGTCAAGAGACAAAGATGGCTATGGCTGATGCGCAACACATGCACGCAGCTAAGATGGCCCGAGGTGAGGAAGCTTACCAGGGCAAACTGTTAGAAGCTCGTCAAAACGACTACAAGGACGAGGTAGTTTTATGTATACTTACGTTGCCCATTTTGGTGCTCGCATATGGGGTCTGGTCGGACGATCCGGCAGCTATGGAAAAGATAAAAATGTTCTTTGAGCATTTCCAGGCGCTTCCGAGCTGGTTTACAAATTTATGGATCCTTGTATGTGCGAGTATTTTTGGTATAAAGGGTACACAAATTTTCAGAAATGGAAAAAAATAATTAAGGAGATAAAAAATGGCAAATAGAAGATTTAATACACAGACAACTCAACCTTTAGCATCAGGCGGAAGAGCAAAAGCTATGGGTGGAGGAACAATGAGAAAAGACATGAGATCTGGTTACTATCCATCAGACATGGGCATGGCAGGTGGTGCTATGTACAAAAAAGGTGGAAAAGTTAAAAAGAAAAAACAAGGTTACAAAGATAGAAAAGACGAATCTATCGCTATGAGAATCAGAAAAAAAAGAACTAAAAAACAATTAAGAGCTTCAGCTAATGAGTCTTATGGTAAGTTTGGTTCTAAAGCGAAGAAGTCTGGA